CATTTGATCATACGGTAAGTTTGCTTTTATCCAATCAAAGACCTCAGCGTTGCTAGTGCCCAGGCATTCAAAGTCCGCCGCCTCCGCACGGGTATGTTGCGAATTTAAACTGCTACCAATTTTTACACATAACTCAGGGCTACGAAAGCAGCTGGTCACTGTTACTCTACCAAAGTGGTCACGCACCGGTTGTAAAATATTTTCACAGAGTAATTTTAATTTTTCTATTTGATCTGCGTTAGGATTATTATCAATACCCAACCTGATAGCTGTGTCTGATTTAATAAGCTCTGATAAGCTAAAGTTTCGTGATAGTTTCATTATAGTTTCCCCCGTAGTTCTTCTAAATATTTTTCGTTTTCTTCTTGTTCTATTTCTTCTTTAGTTTTTTGAGTTTTATTTATTATGTAATAAGCAATTATAGCACCTATAAGTATGCATGTCATACCATAAATAAACATTCCTATACCAAAACCAGTTGTTATCATCGTGCGATGTCGGTGAGTAAAGTTATGAGAACAGCTCCCATACCTCCGACTATCCAATACTCCAATCTTTTAATACGGTCTTTCATTTCTTTTATTTGTTCGAAAGTTTGCTTTTGCATAATTCTGCAAAGCTTTTCATGTGATTCTATTTTTTGTAATGCTGATTTTCTAGCCATAATTATCCTTGTGGAAACAATATTCGCAGTTTATCTGCTGTTGTCAAGTTAGAAAAAGATCCCGCTGCACCTGGATTATTGACTATATTTGAGTTAATACTTGGTAAATTTAACGATGTTGGTGTTGCAGGTGTATCTTGTAAAATAGGTAATAATGGATTTTCAAAGAATGGAAACTCCGAATCATTTAAAGAAACATCTCTCATTTGAGATTGTATGTCTTGTATAACACTTGATGCCGTATCAAGAGGATCTGCTAGTCCAAGTCTGTCTGCGTTTTCTCTAAATGCTAACCGTATGTCTGCTGATATATTAATTGGTCTAAACGTATTATTGTCTATTGTTGCAACATCTACGTTTGATAGTCTAGCTGTTGAAGATCTAAATGCATCATCACTTATATTTAAAATTCTTGCAGCATCAATATCGCCTTTAAACTCTTTTCTAACATTAAACAAAGCTCTGTTTGCGTTTATGTATGCATTAACAATATCTCTTGGTTCTACTGGACCGCCACGTAAAGATTCTCTCGTAAATAACTGTCTAGATTGTCTAACACCTCTTTGATAGTCTGCAATTTTAAAATCAAGACCACGTTCAGGATTTACTTTTACTTCTCTAAAACCAAACAAACCTTGAAACTCGTCACCAAATTCAAACTGTTGCCCGTACTCATCGAACTTACCTTTAGTTAAAACATCAACAGACTCTATGGACCTATCTAATCTTTTTAATTGTTCAAATGAAAAAGGCATTTGTGCTCTTACTAAGTGTTTCATTATTTTTGTTGCTTTATCTCCAGGTAGATCTTGTGGATTAAATACTCTAAAGCCTTCTCTTGTCTCACCACCCCTAGCTATTAAATCTGTTACTGCCTCTGTCCAAATAGATTCTGATATAAATGGCTGTGCAAATTCTTTCATAGATATAAATGTACCTGCAAGAAAGTCATCCATGATCCCATCTTCATCTGTTCTACCATCAGCCACTGCATTAATAACTGTTTGTACGGGTCTTACTAGTGTATCGTATGCGTTAGCGTGACTAAAATCTATGTATTTAAAATTACCGTTCTTGTCTTTTATTGGCAGTATTGTTGAGTTTTTTGACCAGTCAGCTACGTATCTTCTTATAGCTTCTCTTTCTTCATCAGTCACATCGTATATGGCTTGAAAAGCTTTTTGTGTTGCATACGGCACAGCTGCAACTGTAGCACCAAAACCAAATAGTCTAGTATACCCTAATGTTTCAAATGGTTTTACCACTGTTCCATCAGGTAATGTTATTGTTTCATTTATTTCTCTTAACCCTCTTCTTACAATATTTGTACCTGTTCTAGCTATTTCTGCAGGAAAAGATACAAAGTTACCAATAGGTAATTTTCTTAATGATTTTACAAAATCAGATACATAATCATAATTTGGTATATTATTTTTTACAATATCAGCAGCTTCTTCTTTAAAAAATTGTTCATCTACTACAACATCTGCTCCATTTCTTTTTATAGTCATACCCCTCGTAATACCTTTATTTGCAAATTCTTTTTCTATTCTTGCTTTTTCTGTAGCCCACGAAGCTATTTTCCAAAAATCATCTTCAGCTGTGTATAAATCTTGTGATACTTGTTTTAATTTTGATAATGGTTTTAATAACATTCTCATACCTTTGTCTGATGTCATAGTCTCACCAAAGTTTACGTCCTCAAGCAGCCTTGTTAGATCTCCTAATCTTACGTTAGAGTTTACAACACCTAGTTTTAATAATTCTTCATACAAATCATTTTGCATTCTTGTCCCCTTGAGTGGTGTTTGTAGCGCCTGATATGCTGTTCTAATTGCTTCTGGATTTGGTATGATACCATTTGCAGTTGCAAATGCACCAGCACTAACAAAGTTTCTAACATGTGTTACTGGTGATAAAATTGTTTTTGCAATTTGTGATAGACCTTTTGGATATAAAACTAAACTTTGATATAGTTGACCTAATATACCTGCTTTGTCAAAAGAAAGTGATGTCCCTTCTAATGCTTTAGCTATACCCGGTGTAGTGTATAATTCATTAAGTGGATTTATTGATCCACCTTTGGCTGCAACACTAAGTGTTTTAGCTTGATCAATTCTTATCTGTTGAAAATCATCACCAAATAACAATCTTGCTTCGTCTGCTGTTTCTGCAAATAAAGGTTTTTTTCCAGCAGCTTTTAATTCATTAGATTTTTTAATTAAATCTCCAAAGAATAAATTTCTCCTTGTAATCATAGATAGTTTAGCTGTGCCACCTATAATTGTTTGCATAGGATTAGCTTGTTTACCTAAAAGTTTTTCAAACACAACTCTATCAGCCTCTTTAATTGCACCTGCAGAAACTAATGCAGACCCTCTAGCTGTTACAACTTCATCTAGTGTAGTTCTATTTACAAAAAAACCAGGCACTTCAAAGATGGCATCTGATGGTCTATCCATTCTCATACCTTTTGGTAGTCTTGCAGTTCTTAATACTCTGGTTACAGCCTGCTCTGCTTGAAGATCTGTCATTTCTTCACCAGCTTCTCTTGCACTAGATTTAAAAACTTCTTTAGCTTCGTTTATTGCCTCTTGTGTTGGTTTATATCTAACCCAAGGAAAGATACTTTGATTTTGAAATATATCATAAGTAGATCCAATGTAACTTTTAAACTTATTGCCAAATAAACTTTTAAATTCTTTAATTTCGTTTTGTCCTAATGATCTACCTAGTTTAGAAAATAAATCAGACCATCTAGTTCTTATCGTAGAAAGACTAGCAAGTATGTCTGTAATAACTTGATCATCTACTTTCATATCTTTTAATTCTTTAATTAACGCATTTTTCTTTGCATCATCTAATTTACCAAATGTTGCAACACCCTGATCATCAAGTTCTGCTTTACCAGATAACAATAGATCATTTACTTTTGTTAACGTTTGTTTTCTTTTTGCAGCTTCAGCTTGATTTAACACAGTTCGTATAGGTGGAAATACTTTATCAATTGCTTGATCTAATTCTCTAGATATGTTTCTTGCAGCTGCCGCATCTGCAGCTCTTTCTCCTACAGACGTTCTTTCTATATCAAAAAATTCTTGTGTTTTACCACTACGTGCCCTGAACCCTGATGCAATTTTATCTATAAATGCATCTAGTTTAGAGTTTGCTACATCTAATTGTTTGTTTCGATCAGTTAATCTTTTAACAAATTTACCAGTGCCACCTATAAGTCCGGTAAACAATGCACCCTCTGTACCAAATTTAATTCTATTTAATAGTTCTCTTGTAGGGTCATCGTCTGTAGATCTATCTATTTTTGTTGGTCCACCAATTAAATCTCCAAACGATCCTATTTTTTCTACGTCACCTACAAATACAGCTTCAGCTAAACCACCGCCTAATGCACCTGCAATAAATTTATTTGTTTTACCACGTGCATTTAATTCTAACGCTTCGTCTACAGCTCCTTTAAGATTAGGATTTGTTGCTTTAAAATATTTATTATTTCTACCAGCACGCATAGCATCATCAGCCATTTTGGACGCTATTTTAAAACCTCTTGCTGCAGGTAAACCTATATTAACTAATGCTTCTGTAATTCTACCGGCTGTAGTTGCTTCTGCTTTTTCATCAAACTCTGTAAGATCATCAAAAAAAGATTCTACTTTGGCAGCTCTGCCTTGATCAACACCAAGATCCATAAGAGTTGCACCAAGTGAAAAAAAACCTTTTGGTATTTGTATTAAACCTGATGCAACACCAGATAAAATAGATTCTATTGTTCCAACTTTTTGATTATTAGGACTTTCTAATTGATTGTCTCCTTGTAAGAATATTGACATTTAAACTCCTAGAAAACAGGTGTTATATTCTTATCTGCGTCGACGTTTAACACTCTGTTATTAATTACGTAATTACCTGGTTTAACATTAGCGTTTGGATTAGATAATATTTCTGTTAAATATCCAACTTCATCATAACCTTTTTCTTTCATTTTATTTTTAACAGTCGTAGTATCTTCTATTCCAGCGATATCTATTTCATAGCTACGAGCTAAGGTTGCTAAGTCATTACCTGCAGGTGCAACTTTATTTGTTTTTAAGTATAATTGAACACCTTCATTTAAGTCTCCTCGTTTATCAAAACCTAAATCTTTATATGCTTGACTTACTGATACATTTTTCATTGCAGCGTAATCTTCTGCTTGTTTTAAATAGCTTCCTGGTTTAGCACCAGCAACATCTTTTTCTATTTCTGCTTTAACTATAGCAGAATCAATCTGTCGTTTAAGAGCAGCAGTTTTATCTAAATTTTTGCCAATAGCTTGTATAATTCTATTTTGTAAAGTTCCAGATTTGATAGCACCTCTAAGATCTCCACCTTCCTCTTGAACAATTTGACTTGCATCAATTAACGAATCATAAACAGAATCTTTTTTCATTTTATCTAATCCAAAAATATCGTAATATCTTTTCTTAGATGCTTCAATTCTACGTTTTGCTAAATCTTCTTGATTTGGTTTTGGTTTAGAATCAGGTAATGGTCTTCTTGGATCTCCTACCATTTCTTCATCACCAGTAAATTGTCTACCTGTTGTTAGTCCTTGTTGTTGAACAACTTCTTCTGGTATCTCTTTGCCATCTTTATCAAAGAATTTACCACCTGCAAAATAAGCACCAGTAACTATACCTGTTGGAGAAAATACAAATTGTGCTGCTTTTCCTCCTATACCTTTAGCTGTAGGACTTGTTACAGCTTTTCCAATAGCACCAATTGTTCTAACAGTTGGGTCTCTACCAAGATAACTAGGTGCAAATATAGGTACCTCACCCATACCTGGTGTTAGTTTAGTAGTTGATCTTGTTACAGTACCTCCAGCTCCTGTTGTCACTTGAGGGGCTCCAAATCCTATTGGACCTTGTTTAGGAACAGCTTTTGTTCCTACTTGTGTTCTAAATAAACTTGCAATTCTTGGAGCTGCTCTCATAGCAGCTGCTCTAAGGGCATTTACTCCTAAAAAACCTAATAACGGAACAGCATATTTTTGACGACCACCAACGTCTTTTGGTGCAAGTGGACTACCGACAGTATTGATAGCCTGTGGCTCTTTAATACCATCCATAATACCCTCTTTAATAGGGCCACCGTATCTAAACATTGGTCTATTTAATGGTCTCATGTGTTACCTAAATTTTCCGAATAGTCCGCCGATACCTAACGCTGTGCTTAACGCTGTAGAGAATGGACTAGGAGCAGCTGGTTGTTGGAATTGTTGACCTGCAACACCTCCGGCTAAACCTGTTAGTCCTGTTCCATAAGTTGATAATCTACCGAATGGTTCATAAGCTGCAGTTTGTGCTGCTTGTTGATCAGCGGCTAATTGTGATTGAGTTAAACCTTGTCTAAACGCACCAAGTTGACCTAGGTTAGCTACGTCAGCAGCTTGACCTGCTCTTTGGAAATTAGACAATGCAAATTGATTTTGAGCTAAACCTGCTCTTTGATTTGCTAATGCTTGTTGTTGTGCAAACGCTTGTCCTCTTCTTGCTGTTGCATCTTGAAATGCTTGTTGTAATAATTGATTAGCTAGACCTGCTCTACCCATTGCTGTCTCTGCTCTAAATTGACCTTCTAATGCACCTTGTCTGCCACCACCAAATGCACCTTGCGTTACTGCATTATCTGCAATTTCTTGTAGACCAAGTTGTCTCCCTTGATCAAATTGTCTTAATGTTTCATCGATAACACCTTGTTGATATGGTGACATGAAAGCTTGTATTGAACCAGCCCCGGTCCCTGCTCCCGTGCCCATGAATTGTTGAAGTCCTCCAACGTCTTGTCCGGCTTGTGTTATAGCTTGTTGAGCTGATGTTAAAAAAGGTTGGAAAGAACCAATACCTTGTGTTGCTAAACCAATCGCCTGTGACTGTAATGGATCTTCACCAGCAACAAACTGACGACCTGTAAACTTACTTGTATCTATAGGTACAGAAGTTGCAGCCGTTAACTGCTTGGCGTAATCCTTAGCGGTTTCTTGTAAATAATCTGGTAATGCCATTATGCTAATCTACCCTCCAACATTTGTGCTTGATCGAACATTTCTTGTGCAGGATTTTCTTTACCCTGAGACTCCTCAGATATCATACCACCCGCTTCTAAATTGTCCATCATATTCTGCATAACTTCAGCGCCTTTGTCTATGTCGCCTCCGCCTGCATTTCTTACAGCGTCTGCTGTAAATACAAATTCATTTTTGCTAAGTCTAGCTGGCACATCGTCCGCTCTCTCCTCAGCTCCTATCGGCACAAAGCCGCCTTCTCGATAATCTTTTTCCATACCACCTAGATCCATGATACCACCTTCTGCTTTACTATTGTAGAATCGTAAATATTCTTGAGCGTTCTCATTCATCATGGCTGCTTCAGGATTTTTTTTATATATTTTTAACCAACCTTTGTAACCAGGATCATCTGAATAATCTTTCATAACAATTTTACCGTTTTCATATCCCTCTCTTGGTATGTCAGCTAATCCACCACCAGCAGCATAAAATTGACTTTGCACAGCTGATTTAGGAGGCATAAAATATAGTGCTGATTGTGTAGGATCTTGGTAATAAGATCTAGCTTGTTGTCTAATATCTTCTACCATTGGTTGAGCTAAATTAAATGGTGTGCCTTCATCAATCTCTTCTTCATCGCCACCCATTAAGAATGGTGCAGCTAAAGCTGAAACTCCTAAACCTGTTAATGCCGTACGACCTAAATCAAATTTATCGTCTTTATCAAAGAATAATCCAGCTAATGCTCCTCTTTTACCTTCAGCATCACCACCAACACCACTAACTCTAACTAAGTTTGCAAGGTTTTTAAAACGTTGTAAACCTTGACCACCTGCAAAAATACCTTCACCACCTAAAAATTTAGCGCCACCTAATCCGTAGCCTAAACCGGCTACAATAGCAGCTTTACCTAATGGAGACTTAGCTACTTTCTTTACAGCTTTTTTAGCTTTTCTTACAATCTTACCTAGAAAATAACCTTGTCTTGGTTCATCTAGTGTCATAAGTCCACCCATGTTACGCATTTGTCTTTCCATTAAGTTTCTTGAAATTGCCATAGTTTGTCCTTTTTATCGCCTTTTTCTATTATAATCAATCATATATATCTACAAGATCTACAATGCCACCGTCTTTAAAAGGTCCTGACTCAGATACATCACCAAATCCACTACCAGCTTCTTCTCTAGATTTATCAGATACACTTGCACCTGCTCCTTCATTTAAGCCAGCATAAAAACCTTTCTGATCTGCCATAGCTCTATCAAAAGCTGCTTTTGCTGCTGCTTCTTTTGCAGCATCAATAGCTGCCTGCTCATTTGCTTTAAATGATCTACGTGCAGAAAGAAATCCAGCAAATGGACCAAGAGCTAAAGTTTGACCAAAAGCTCCAAATGCTTGACCTGGAGTTAAACCAACATTTTGAACGTTGTCTAATGCCTCTTGTTCCTCTTCAGTAAGACCCACGTTATCTGGATTATCTATTGCTCCTAGAGCATCAAACTCGTAATCAAAACCAGAGGTATCAACAGGGCCAGAGGTTATGCCTCCACCATCTCCTTCTGCAAATGGATTTAATATTCTTGGTATTCCAAACCTTCCTGTAGGAATAGCTCCTGATACACCTAACGATGTTAAACCAGATCCAGTCATATCTATAGATTTAGGATTAAAAGGACCTGCTAAAAATCTATCTTGCGGCATAAACTTGAAGCCTGCATCATATCTTTGTTGGTCTATTGGGTCAGAAAATTTTATCATTTAGTTTTTCCAAATAAATTTAAACTAGGCATTATCACAGTAACATCCCTTTGTACATCTTCTTCTGGGATATTAGCAGCTTTTAAAGCTTCCTCTGTTTCGTATATTTCACCTGTTTTTTTGTTTTTTATAGTTGTCTTTACTTCTTTTGGTTTTAATGTTTCCATTATGTTGTTACCTCTCTTGGCTGTATTTCTAATATAGAGGCCACGACGTGCAGCTCATTCGCGTCGGCAGCTTGTACTTTTAACACCTCGCTCTCCTCCATAATAAGAGGTTGACTTAAAAGTTCTGTTGTTGCTTTAGATGCTATAGCTTTATCTTTAAATAAATTAAATATAGCACCACTAGAGTCTACTAAAGTTATAGTAATTGTGCTCCCTGATCCAGCGTCTTCGGACACTAATAGAGATTTAACAACACCCGTTCTAGCTGATGGTACAGTATACAGAGTCGTTAAATCTGTGGTTGTTAGATCTGCTTTTTTATTTATAAAACTATTAGCCATTAATTTAAAAAGAAGTTTTGAGCT